GGAAAACTAAATACCAAGGAGAGAAAAAATAAAAAGCCACTAGCATTTTTCAGGGGTTGCTGCTATAATGAAAGTACCTTAGAGAATAGATAGCCACCCCTGTTAAGACTTTATTTGGTGTTCCATGATGCCCGCCAGCTCATGGGCACCTTTTTGTGTTCACCGCACAAATTTGGTGGACAAGGACGCAACCCAATATGGCGTTGCTATATTCCACTTGTCCCACTAAATAAGGTCTTAACGATTAACAGTTGGAATGACTAGATGGGCGTTTTAGGACGCCTCGCACATAGGCGCGTCTGGGATTTTTGTTCGATTTTGATGTAGGAATTTCACACTCTTTACATCCACCCACTCGGATGTTGATTAGCACTCTTGCTATGTCCAGCCCCCCAGCGCCCATCCGGTCATTGCAACGTATGAAAAGGGTATACATGGGATTACTTATCAGATCAGTCGAAGAGGGCAAACGACGCTATTATGCGTTTGGTGACTAACATGGTCTCATACTACCTGTCGCTCCTCGCTAAAAAAACCAAGCTATACCCGAACGGGCAGAAGCTCACGGTACAACAGAGGTACGCCAGAGAAGCGGAAAAGGTAGACGCACGAAAACGACGGATGTTAGTTCAGGGGGAATAATCTAATGACAGCAGGACGACCACAAATGTACACCCCAAAACAGATACAAGATATAGTATCGGACCTTACGCTGTACATCGAAAGCCATGACGACCCTACAATAGTCGGATTCACAAGTAGCTATACAAAATATAGCGTTAACAAAGATTACATCAGTGACCACAAGGAATTTTCCGAACTAAGAAAGAGAGCAATCGAAAAACAAGAGGCGTATTTACTCGATGGTGTCACTAGAAACAAGCTTAATGCGACGATGGGTATCTTCCGTTTAAAGCAACCACAACACGGGTTCAGTGACAAACATGAACAAGAAGTAACTATCAAGGAAGTAGACATCAGTGACGAACAAGCTGAGCAACTTATCAAGGCAAGAAGAAACCGCACTGATTCTTAAAGAATTGGCTAATAACGGTTCATTCGCTGAATACTGTATTGCTATTGACCGTGGCTATCAGTTGGAATGGTTCCACGAAGAAGTAGCCCGCAAACTCGAACAAGGGTATAAGCGGCTACTCGCAGGCGAAGATGTTCGTATCATGTTCTTTATGCCACCCCGACATGGCAAGCTTATAGCCCATTCTACCCCTGTTATAACCCCAAATGGCTGGCAATTACACGGTGATTTAGCAGTTGGAGATTACGTATATCATCCATCGGGCAAAGCTATAAAAGTACTTGGTACATCTACAGAAGATCAGGCAACTTTGAAGGTTACATTTAGTAACGGTGAAAGTCTGACTGTCCACCCTAACCATGAATGGACGGTGTACGATAGGCAGTATAAGAAGTTTAGAACATTAGAGACAAACTACTTTATCAAGCAAACAAAGTTTGGGAAAGCAAAGAAGCTGTTAAGTGGTAATCGTTGTATGTATCAACTGCCCAACATACAAGCTATTGAGTGTTCAGAAAAAGAGCTACCCTTGCAGCCCTATTTCTTTGGCGCATGGCTTGGTGACGGCAGCTCTTGCAAGCCAGCCATAACATCAGAAACTAAAGACATTGCTATCATTGATAATTGTGCTTATCAAGTTACAAACACCCATGTTCATTCTGCAACCAAAGTACCTACTTACTATTTTTCACATCAGAAAATTGTGCAGACTCTAAAAGAATTAAATTGCTATGGCAATAAGCACATACCAGAAGTATATAAAAGGAGTTCTATAGAGCAAAGATTGCAGTTACTTGCGGGACTTGTAGACACAGACGGAAGTACAGACAAAAACTCAAGAGTGCGAATAGTAACAGTAAGCAAAGTTTTAGCTAATGATATTGCAGAACTTGTTACATCTCTAGGCATGAGGCCATATATCATGGAACAACAACCAACGCTTAGTACAAGTGGCATTCAAGGTAAAAAAGTAGTTTACTCAGTGGGCTTCCAACCCACAATGGAAATACCTGTAGCTCTTGCTAGAAAAGCTATAAAGAGAATACCTAAACAGAAGATGATAGGGATAGTCAGTGTTGAACAGGTAGAGCCAGAACAAGGACGCTGCATACAAGTCGATAGCCCAGACGGTTTATACCTTGTAGGCAAAACAATGCTACCAACACATAACAGCGACATGACAACGCAGAAATTCACCTCATGGGTACTCGGTAAAACGGCAGACATTCCCATCATGGTATCAAGCTACTCTGATGAACTCGCAACGGATTTTGGACAGCGCACAAGGGATATTATGCAGTCACCGGAGTACCAAGTCATGTTCAATACACGCCTACGCCCAGACGCAAAAGCCAAAGGCAAATGGCTCACTCAAAATGGCGGTAGTTATACAGCGGTGGGTGTTGGCGGTGCTTTAACAGGTCGTGGATTCAAAATAGGTATTATTGACGACCCATTCAAGAACCGTGAAGAAGCCGACTCACAGGTGATCCGTGACTCACGCCATAAGTGGTATCAGTCAACATTTAGTACTCGTGAAGAGGGCAACTCCATGATTATATTCATTCTCACTCGTTGGCACGAGGACGACCTTGCGGGGCGTGTCCTCAAAGAAGCGGCAGACGCACGAAAGAATGGCGAACCAGCGGACGATTGGGATATTATCCAATATAAGGCAATCGCAACCGAAGATGAACCGCAGCGCAAAGAGGGCGAAGCGCTATGGCCTAGTAAGTTCCCATTAGATAAACTCCAAGCAAAGAAAGCGGTGATGGGTAGCTATGAATTTTCAGCGCTCTACCAACAGAATCCAGTAGATGAGGAGAATAGGAAGTTTAAGACGGATTGGTTTAAGACCCGACCCTACAGCGAAGTGGCGAAGCTCCAAACACTTAACTTTATGACCATTGACCCAAGGGGCAAGGACGATATTAAGCAAGGCAAGGACTATATAGGTGTAACGGTCAATTTTGTTGATAGAGAGGGCAACTGGAATATTCTCAGTTATCGTATGAAACTATCCGCTACGCAGCTTATCGATCTTATGTTCACATTCTGGGGCAAATACAACCTCACGAAGATAGGTATAGAAGATAACCAATTCACACAAGGGCTGATGGTATCCATTAACGAGCAGATGCGCTCACGGGGGACATTCTTTGCCCTTGAACTACTCAAGCATGGTGGCACACAAAAAGAACTGCGTATCGAATCACTCGTACCACGCTATGAAAAGGGAGGAATCTATCATTTGACGATCGACGGGCAAAATCAATGCACCGACCTCGAAGAAGAGCTATTGCTATTCCCCAAGGCCACCAATGATGACGCAAGCGACTCACTGGCGTTTCAGGGGCAAATAGTACAGATTCCATTTGACGACGACGACAGCTACACATCCGGCGACGTGACAACAATGTTCACGCGGCGGACGTGGTGACAAGAAAAAGGGGAGATCATGAAATTTGGCAAACATGACATCACAACGGAGCTGGACGGCCACGGCTCCACTAAAACAACATCAACGCAGTACAGGGAGGGTATGGTGAGCGGTAACGTAAAAGAATACTACGAGGTCAGGCATTTGGTTTCGAGCGATCTGGAAGTCATGGCACAGTTCAGCGCCTTTCACCGCGAGCTGGCGAACGACCATACCATGCTCGACCCCGCCTTTCGGATTGAGGGCAAGGGTAAGGGGGACAGGTGGTACACGATCAACTGTTATACCCGTATCGTGCGCTAAACTGTCACAATCAATCACTTTATGCTATAATACGGAGTAGCAGAACCACTGAAAAAGATACCAGACGTTCAGCAGAACAGGTATCTGACATTCAGTGGTATTCTCTTTTTTGACTCCTGACAACCTCGGCGACAAGTACGAGTCTGCTAAAACGTACACCGAACGCAACACCAAGCCGTACCCGGAGTTTGAGCGGATCGCCAACAACCAGCCTAGCGACCAGCGCGACCCGCGCTATTCCGACGTGACCGATGGCACGACCTCAGCCAGTGTCCGCAAGCGCGGTAAGCGCGTTGTCCAGCAACTCCCCGTCGGCAAGGTGGAATCGGATAATGAGGATGACTGGCTGCCGATCGTGGCGGGCTTCATATTCGTCAACAAGATACTGCCCTATGCGAACCTTGATTTTGACCTTATCCAAAAGTGCTGGCAAGTCATCGAAAACGGCGAGAAATTTGGCGGCGTCCCGACCTACGTCCCGTTTGTGAACCATGACGGCTATTTCTGCTCAGATCTCGCCGTACCGTACTGGGCAGACGTCTTTTTGCCGGAAGGCTACAAGTCCGGTAACTCAGCGCCATACCAGTTCATCCGTACCTGGTGGACAGAGGACGACGTGGACGCCCAGATTAAGCAGGAAAAAGAGCTGAAAAAAGCAGCGAAAGCCCGTGATGAGGAATATGAACCAACATGGGACATGGACGCCCTCAAGAGTGTCAAGAAATCACTCACCCGCAAAGAATCGGACGAGCAGACGCCACAGGAACGCGACCGTGGCTTGAATCCAGAGGGTATTGAAGTTGTCACGGGGCTGCAAACCGGCGTCGGCGCGACACTCTACACCTTTTGCCCGACCGATGACGACAAGGGGAAGTCCAGCGTTACTATCCTCCGCCGCAAGACCAACAAAGACCCGCGCGGCAAAATGCCTGTCATCTGGTACTACGCTGACCACGACGGCACTAATCCATTCGGACGGGGAACGGTCGAGCTAGTCGGCCCCTTGCAGAACCTCATCGACTCCGACATGCAGATGTACCAGTGGAACCGCGCCCTCATGCTCGCACCGCCATTAGTTGTGACAGGCCAGAACAGCGCGAAAAAGATCGTCTATGCCCCAAATGCCGTCTTAAAGCTGACCGACCCCAACGGCAGAATCGAACCATTAAACGTCGATACCACGGCTGTCACCCAGTACCCGAACCTGTATGGCTTGCAAAAGTCACAGCTCTTAAATCTAGTATCCAGTCCCGACACGTCCATCAGTGCTGAAGTCGGCAACCCAGGCTTTGGCAGGACACCGACGGCGCTCAACCAGCAGCAGGCCAATATCTCAGTTGACGACAACTATGTCCGCAAGAACTTTGAAGCATGGTTCGAGCAATGGGCAGAGACGGCCATTAACGTCTACTTTGCGGAGCGTACTGGCAAGGAAACGCTGCAACTGGACAAGGATACCGTTGCTGACCTCATGAAGCTGGCCGAGAAAGGCAAGTTTGACCCTAGTCTCATTAACGAGAACAACGAAATCCTCATTGACTACGACAGCGCAACGCCCGCGCTCAAGTTCCGCGTGGACGCTTCGACGTCAAAGATGAAAGACGACGTGACGCAGGGAGACATCCTGACCCAACTTCTCGGCACACTTGAGTCCAGCCAGATACTTGCCCAGACCGTCCCGCAAGAAAAGGTACTGGCCGCATGGAATGCCATTGTTGCAAACTCCGGCGTCGAGAATCCCGAAGATTTGAAAGTCGATCTAGAGGAGTTCCAGCAGCAGCAGGAAATGGCACAACAGCAGATGGAGCAGCAAGCGCAGCAACAGCAAGGGGTACAGGCACAGCAGGGCGCGATAGACGGCGGACGGCCAGATCAGGCGGAAGTTGACCAGGTTACGGCAGAGCTGCAAGCGGTAGGCGTCCCCGACGAGCTGATCGTACAGGCGCAGGACATGCTCGACCAAGGCTATAGCGCCGACGACGTACTCATGGCGATACAGGGAGTGATGAGTGATGCAAGAGGATAACATCTACCGCCGCCAGACCGTCCCGCAAGCCGTCCCACTCCAGCAGGAGGAAGCGGCCGACAAGGAACGGCTGCAAGTACTGGACGAGTACCCACTAATTAAGGCGGTGATTGAGCGCCTGAACGCCGACATCGCTTTTTATGACAGCAACCAAGGTATTCCCGACGACGTGCTGCTGAATCCTGACGAGTTCATGCACACCGTCGCGGGCAACAAGAAAGCCGTTGCCAGTATCGAGCGTGAAATCAGGGTATTGGAGGAACTGGTGACAGAACACATAGCGAGGTGAGTTCCATGCTGGCGACGCGCCTCACGTCGCTGGCATGGAGTTAATCTGCAGCTTCAGAGTAAACAACTATGAAATATATCCAACTTACAAAAAATATGAAGGCAATGAATGCACGCAAAGAAGCGGTCATGAGATTACATGGAGAGTTTGCCTATATGTAGATAAATTTGAGTATTTCACTCTGTTGATAGCCATGTCGGTAGAGTGAAGTAATCTCAAACTTCCGCACCGGCAGCGAATACGCCGTAAAACAAAGGAGAGAATATGGATACTGAGGAATCCACTACAGCCGTAAACGAATCGGTAGACGAGACCACTACCCCAACTGAATCGGCACCAGTCGAAACCAACGAGTCTCACGCGGACGATACCACAGAAGAGGTATCGGAGGTAGAAACAGAAAGCCAGACTGAGGAACCCGACGCTGAGGTGGCGGAGGAAGAACAGGCTGAGGAAACAGACACCGAGGACAAACCGCAGTCCAAGGGCGAAAAACGGGTAGACCAGCTTAACACGGAAATACGCGATCTGGTGGCAAAGCGCAACGCGATCAGGCAGGAAGTGGAACAACTCCACTCGCAAGCGTACAAACCGGCACAGGTTGACGAACTGCTCGAACAAGTGAATCCAGACACCGGCGACTACTACAACCGGCTTGAAGCACAGCTCGAAGCCATGCGTCAGGAGCGCGAAATTGAAAAGTACAACAACCAGGTATCTGAAAGCCTTGTCACCCTTGAGACGGAAGTCCAGCGCGTCATCGACGAGTTCCCGATGTTCGACACCCAGAGTGCCGACTACAACGAGGAACTGGCCACAGAAGTCGCGGACATCCTGAACGACAACCTGATACGCGACCCGAACACCGGACAGGTGATCGGCAGCCGCACATCACCCTACAAACTGTATAAATCATACGCCAAGGCAGCCCAAGCCAGCGCGGTCAAAGCTGAAGCGAAAGCCCAGCGGAACGTCGAAACGATGCTGAAAAACGCCGACCCGACGCCCGCCCGAAAAGGTACGCCCGTACCGTTCGAGAAAATGAGCCTGTCACAGCAGGAAGCCTACCTGAGAAAACGCGGCCACGACGTATAAAGAAAAGGAACCATTATGGCAGCAGATACTACTGCAACCCTCACCGGCGAGATGATGACTTTCCTTGAGCGAACCTTCTTGGAGCGCAGCAAGGCAAAGCAAATCCACGCCCAAGGCGCAAAGAAAAAAGCACACTCACGCAACAGCGGCAAATCAATCGTATTCAACCGCTACAGCCCATTGGCAGTCGCAACGACAGCGCTGACAGAAGCGACGAACCCAGCAGAATCGAACCTGACTGGCGCAACCGTCACCGCAACCGTCGCTGAATACGGTAACTTCGTCAAAGTCTCTAGCTTGCTCTACGGCACGTCTATCGACCGCGAAGCTAAAGAAAAAACAGAGGTCATCTCGCAGAACGCGGGTGAAACGCTGGACACGTTGGTTCGTAACGAACTTGCATCTGGTGCAACAACTCAATTCGCAGGCGGTAAAGCAGCCCTGACAGCAGTCGCAGCATCTGATGTATTGAGCAGCACTGAAGTCCGCAAAGCGGTTAAGACGCTGAAGAAGAACAACGCCATTGCCTATGGCGACGGCTACTTCCTTGGCAAGCTTGGCCCTGACACGGTGTACAACCTACAGGCTGACGGCACGACTTGGATTAACGTCGTAACGTACAAAGACAGCGCCAAGGAAATCTACACTGGCGAAGTTGGTAAACTGTTCGGCGTCCGCTTCATCGAAGCTTCGAGCAACCAGTACAACGAATCGTCTACTGCGACCGTGTACAGCAACTTCATTCACGGTCAGGAAGCGTTTGCGACGGTTGATCTGAGCGGTGAGAACACCGAGCTGATTATCAAACAATCAGACAAGAGCGACACAAGCAACGCCCTCAACATGTTCATGACTGTCGGCTGGAAAGCGACCTTTGCAACAAAGACGCTTAACGCCAATTGGATCGTGAATGTTAAATGTGGCAGCCAATGATATTGATTGTACGTTCTGATCTGTAAGAGTAACTAACGGCGGACACCCGCCATATAACGGAGGCTAATATGGTCAACACAACGAAAGACGGGGAAACCCCTGTCGTCCTACCCCAAACCGACAACGAACGCATTATAGAGCTGTACGTTCAGGGCAAGAACCTGTACGACATCACCTATGCCGTCTATAAGTTCGGCGGGGACGAAGCAGTTGAGAATGTCCGCAGCGTGTTACACAGCGCCGGATACCTCGACAAAACCCACGTCACCCCTGACACGTTTCTCGTAGAGGACTAGCAATGGACGCAAGCCGTAACGCTGATCTGTCTAACCTGCACCGGTTGTTTTCTGACCCGACAAAACCCAAGCACGTGCGTGCGCGGGCATTCGAGGGCTACCAGAAGATACAGGCACAGGTAAAAGACAAGACGCTGACCGGCTTGCGGCTTCGGCTCATCCGCGCCGCGAGAGCCAGCGACACCGATGCTGCTAAACGGATAGAGCAGCACGTCATAGTGCATTCACGGCGCATGGGCTATACACATCACTAACATAAGAGGCATTGAGGTATGAAACTACTAGCAATCAGCAAATACGTTGACGGCGTGAATAAAAAGGATTCGGCTGTTGACTTGTGGCGGGTGAAACGACCCCTGCGAGAACTACAAAAGCATGTGGACTGGCAGATTGACTTTCGTCCGGCAATCATCGAGGATTTTCACGGGCTGGAAAAAGACCCCGACGAGTTCATCCGGCGCTATGGCGGCAAACTCGCAGAGGAACTGGGGCAGTACGACATTATTTTTACCAGTTACGCCCTGTTCACCTCTCCCCACCAGTACGCGATACTCTGGGGCGCTGAACACAAGTACGGCACGAAACTGGTTGTCGACATCGACGACGACGTGCGCGACGTTGATCCGTCTAACTTCCTGTTTTGGAAAAGCGCTGGTTGGCAAGGCCACTTCTTTCTCTCACGGACAACAGAGGTGGCAACGCGGATGGTGACGACCAACCAAAAGCTGGCGGACAAGCTGCGTATGAACAGCGACGTCGACCCGAAACTATGGGTGATACCGAACTACATAGCCGACGCCTACCCCGACCAGACCATCCAAAGTAAAGACAAGGTAACGATCGGCTTCTTTGGCGGCGCGAGCCACTACAACGACCTGCACAAGTCCAATGTCCTACCGGCACTCCAAAAGCTCATGCACGAGCATAAAAACGTCTATTTCAAGAGCTGTGGGCAACCGATTGACGATTACCTGCCCCGCAAGCGCATAGAACTGGTGGAAACGGCGCAGGGTAGTGAATGGGCGGAAAAACGCCTGCCGAGCATGAAACTGGACATCGCAATCGCACCGCTGCTCATGACGGAGTTTAACCAGTACAAGTCGAACATTAAGTGGCAGGAAGCGACCAGAGTCGGCGCGGCCTTTGTCGGTACGAATACCGGCCCTTACGCGGACATACCGGACGGCACGGCGCTGCTCACCAACAACACGACCGAAAGCTGGTATGACGCGCTTAAGACGCTGCTGGACGCGGCCGTTCGCAAAAAACAGGTCAGGGCGGCAAAAAAGGAGCTGGAGGGATGGAAATTAGAGAACCATTGGCAGGAATATAAAGAACTACTAGAGGAGGTGCATAGTGAACACAATTAAACCATCAAAATATCAGTTATTCGCCAAACCAGACGAAGCGGAGACGACAACAAAATCAGGCATATTGTTGACTGACAATTCACTCGACAAACCAAAGACGGCAACGGTCGTCAATGTCGGCAGTAAAGTGACGGAATACTCACCAAACGACGTGATTGTGTACAGGGAGTACGCGACAACGGAAATTAAAGTCAACAGCGACGACTATCTGCTGATCGCGGAGGATGACGTGCTAGGAACGGTCGTGGAGGTACAGGCATGAAAACGGTCGGTATCACGGGATATGGGTTCATCGGGGCGTATGTCGTCGAGGAACTGCAAGCAAAGGGCTACAAGGCTGTTGTATTCGACCACCACGACAAGCGCAAGGAGCTGCCGGACGGCGTTGAGTTCTTTTTGGGCGATGTCCGCGATGAAGTGGCGATGACGGAGTTCGCTGCACACGTCGATGGTCTTATTCATCTTGCAGCCATATTAGGTACGCAAGAAACTATCAAAAATCCCCGTCCAGCAGCAGAAAGCAACTTGATTGGCGGGCTGAACTTCCTTGAAGCGGTCGCCCAGTACAATATCCCTGGTGTGTATATCGCCGTGGGGAACTACTGGTTCAACAATACCTACTCCATCACGAAGAATATGATCGAGCGGTTTACGCACATGTTCAATAAGGAGCGTGGTACACGGGTGAATATCGTGCGGGCTGTTAATGCGTATGGCCCCCGACAATCCGTCGCAGCTCCCTATGGTAACAGTAAGGTACGGAAGATCACCCCATCACTGGTATGCCGGTATATTTCTGGCGACCCTATGGAAGTGTACGGCGGCGGCCAGCAGATTAGCGACATGGTGTATGTGGGTGATGTGGCAAAAGCACTTGTACTGGCGCTTGAGGAAGCGGACAAAGGGAACGTGCTTGACCGTGCGGTTGAGATCGGGAGCGTCAATCATACGAAAGTTATTGATGTCGCGTATCTTATCGAAACGATCGGCAAACGTAAAGGGATAGCACCTGTTGATATTGCCACGTTACCAATGCGACCAGGCGAAAAAGAGGGTGAATCGGTGACGGCCAATGTCGGTACATTGTCATTGATCGGGTTCGACGTGGATGACCTGACGCCGCTTTATGAGGGCATGGAAAAAACGATTGACTACTACATCGAAACCGAGGGGACGACGTGGCACAAGCCATCGTAATCATCCACGCCCGACAGGATAGTTCGTGGCTGGCGGAGTGTCTGAACAGCATTCAGACGGACTACCCCGTGCTGCTGACCAATCATGACGGCTGGTGCATGAACGGCATTCAAAAGATATGGGAAACGACTGATTATGATGAGATGGTGTTTTTGAACGAGTCGATGGTAGTTAAAGACAACGCCATATGGGACATTCTGTTTAAAGAGCATGATGGCAAGTCCGTCATGCTAGGCGAGCGCTTTTTGATGTTTTTTGGCAAGTTTCGGCGCGAGATGGTGAACAAACTGGTATTCCCAGAGGTGAAAACGAAAGTGGACGACGTGCTGCTGGGCGAGGGGAAATGGTGCAGGGAATATATGGAACTGAACGACCATATCGAATTGCAGCCACTTAGCGACAACGACCGCCGCGAGGACAAGCATGGCCGGACGAACATGGTGCTGGAAAATGATTATTTTATCAAATGGAAGGGTCACTGGTCGCTTGATATGGTATAATATACCTAATAGGTACAGCTAAAAAGTCACGGCACTACCCTTTAAGCAAAGGAACGTGTCATGGCACAACTCAAGATAAATCGTGGAACAACGTATATCCGTAGCGGTACGGTCTCTATTGATG